TATATGCCTGAAATCGCTGCCGGGGCAAAGACCGTAGCATTCGGTGATTTCAAGTATTACTGGATTGCAGATAGACAGGGTCGTTCCTTCAAGCGTCTTAACGAGCTTTACGCAAAGACGGGTCAGATTGGCTTTGTTGCATCGCAGAGAGTGGACGGCAAGCTCGTTCTTCCCGAGGCAATCAAGGTTCTTAAGCAGAAGTCTAGTACTTAATAAGGCAGGTGGCGGTAATGTTTGAAATACTACAGAAGGTCAAAAGAAACCTAATTCTTACGCATAACGCAGATGATGAGCTGTTGAAGAGTTTTATCATTGCCGCCATTTCCTATGCGGAGAGTTATCAACACCTAGACGAAGGCTTTTACTACGATAACCCTATGAGACCGACCACCGAACAGGCAGTTATTATGCTTGCGAGTCATTTCTATGAAAGTAGAGATGGCTCGACGGGCGGTTTCTTTGCGGATAATGTTCAAGCAAGTCAGCAGGTGTGGAATACCGTGAATATGCTACTCCGCCTGGATAGAGATTGGAGGGTGTAACTATGAGCTTTGGAAATATGAACGGCTTTGCAGACCTAATTCGTGTGAAAAAAGTCAAGGACGAAGAGGGGTTCGTAAGTGAGCGTGATGTTATTCTAGCATCCTTGCGTGTGTACCAGGAAGGTAGGCACGGCTCTACCAAGTGGGCAAACCTAGCGACTTTCTCTGTTGCAACCGACCTTTTCCGTTTTCGTTATATTCCCGACCTTACCGTTGAAATCGGTGATTTTTTGGTAAACGAGGGTGGCAAGTATGAAATTACCTCCGTTGAGAACGTGAAAGGCAAAGGTATGTATATTGAGGTTCTGGCAAAGAAGGTGGAGGGCGAAAATGGCTAAATGTCAAGTGGTACTACCCGAAGAATTTATGCTTAAGCTCTCTCGTCTTGGCAAACAAACAGATGCTGTTGCAGAAAAAGTGCTAGAGGCGGGCGGTGAGATTATGCTTGATAAAATCAAAGACAATCTAAAATCCGTTGTCGGCAAGGCGGAAGATAGCCGTTCCACGGGTGAGCTTGTTTCCTCACTCGGCTTGTCTTCCGTAAAGCAAGACCGGGACGGCAATAGCAATATCAAAGTAGGTTTTGCCGAGCCAAGGTCTGACGGCGGCAGCAACGCAAAAATCGCCAACATCCTCGAATACGGTAGGAGCGGGCAAACTGCTCGTCCTTTCCTTGCACCCGCCAAGAAATCGGCTAAAAAGCCCTGTCAGGAGGCAATGGTGCGAAAGCTGGAGGAGGAGATTAAAAAGCTATGACGATTTTGGAAAATCTTAATACTTTGCTTGCGGATATAGGTGCGCCTATTGAAACGGGCAGTTTTTCTGGCAAGGCACCTAGTGAGTATATCGTGATTGTGCCTATGACGGATACCTTCCATTTGCACGCGGATAATGCTCCAAATGCAGAGGTGCAGGACGCACGGCTTTCTATATTTACGCAGGGCAACTACAAAAAACTAAAAAACAGCATTGTAAAAGCACTTTTGAGTAATGATTTTACAATTACTGACCGCAGATATATCGGCTTTGAAACCGATACAGGCTACCATCATTACGTGGTAGACATCGAAAAAAACTATGAATTGGAGGATTAAAAAATATGGCAACAATCGGTCTTGATAAATTATATTACGCAAAGATTACCGAGGGTGCGAATGGTGAGGAAACCTATGCGACTCCCATTCAGCTTGCAAAGGCAATCTCGGCAGACCTGTCGGTAGAGCTTGCAGAGGCTACGCTTTACGCAGACGATGGTACGGCAGAGGTGGCAAAGGAGTTCAAGTCTGGTACGCTTTCCCTTGGTATTGACGATATCGGTGCTACGGCAGCATCAGATCTTACGGGCGCGGTTATTGATAAAAACCACGTTATCATTTCTGCCGCCGAGGACGGTGGCTCTCCCGTGGCTATTGGTTTCCGTGCTAAAAAGTCTAACGGCAAATACCGTTATTTTTGGCTTTACAGGGTTGTGTTCGGTATTCCCGCTACCAACCTTGCAACGAAGGGTGATAGCATTACCTTCTCGACACCTACCATTGAAGGTACGGTTCTTCGTAGAAATAAGGCGGACACCCGTGGTAAGCACCCTTGGAAGGCAGAGGTCACCGAGGGCGATAACGCAACCGCAACAACCATTACCAATTGGTATAAAGAGGTTTACGAACCTACTTATAGTACAACTTCAGGCACAGGAGGTAGCAACTAATGAGTACTGAAAGAACAGCAATTATTACAGTAGGCGGTGAGGAATACACGCTTATCCTTACCACTAAGGCAACAAAGGAAATCGCAGGACGATACGGTGGTCTTGAGAACCTTGGCAATAAGCTCCTCAAGAGTGAAAACTTTGAGCTTGCGATTGGTGAAATCGTGTGGCTTATTACCGTTCTCGCAAATCAGTCCATTCTCATTTATAATCTTACGCATAAGGACGAACCCAAGGAGCTTTTAACCGAGGAAAAGGTAGAGCTTTTGACTACGCCTTTTGACCTTGCAACCTATAAGGCTGCAATTACCGAGGCTCTTTATAAGGGTACAAAGCGTAATATTGAAAGCGAGGCTACCGAAAAAAACGTGAAGGTCGAGTAAGTGACGAGGAGTTATTTACTCGACTTTTATATTACGGCTTGGCGCATCTCCACCTAACGCAGGCAGAGGTGTGGCTTATGCCTTTCGGTCTACTCCTTGACCTTTGGGAATGCCATAAACAGTTTAACGGTATGACAAAACCGAAAGTGAATAGGAGTATAGACGAAATAATCCCGTATGGGATTTAAGGAGGTGAACTATGGCTGACAATTTTGGCTTAAAAATTGGACTTGACGGTGAAAAAGAGTTCAAAAAGGCCTTGGCAGAAATCAATCAAACCTTCAAGGTTCTTGGCTCTGAAATGCGCCTTGTTGAGTCCGAGTTCGGTAAAAATAACACCTCCGTAGAAGGCTTAACGGCACGAAATCAGGTGCTTGCCAAGGAAATTGAGGCGCAAAAGCAACGCATTGAGATTTTAAGACAAGCACTTGCTAATGCCGCCGAGTCCTTTGGTGAGAACGATAAAAGAACACAAGCCTGGCAGATTCAATTAAACAATGCCCAAGCCGAGCTTAACAATATGCAGCGTGAGCTGGGGCAAAACAATGATGCTCTTGACCGTGCCTCCCGTGGCTTTGATGAGGCGGAAGAAGAGGCGGACGATTTCGGTGACGAGGTTGAAGAGGCAGGAAAACAAAGCGAAGACGCGGGTGGTAGGTTTGACGGTCTTGGTGCGACTTGTAAAGCCGTAGCCGCCACACTTGCTGCCGCCTTCGCAGCCGTTTCTGCCGCCGCTATTTCTGCGGGTAAAGCTCTTGTGGATATGACCACCGAGGGTGCAGCTTATGCAGACACCGTATTAACCGAATCAACGGTTACGGGTATTGCAACGGACAAACTCCAAGAGTATATGTATGCCGCCGAGCTTGTAGACGTTTCCACCGAAACGCTGACAAAATCAATGGCAAAGCAGATAAAGAGTATGAAAGCCGTGCAGGACGGAACGAAACTATCTGCCGAGGCATACGAAAAGCTCGGTGTTGAGGTGCTTAACGCAGACGGTTCTCTTCGTGACAGTGATACCGTTTATTGGGAGGTTATCGATGCGTTAGGTAAGCTGGAAAACGAAACCGAGCGTGATGCCTTGGGTATGCAAATTCTCGGTAAATCGGCACAGGAACTTAATCCGTTGATTGAGGCGGGTGCGGAACGAATGAAGGAACTCGGCAACCAAGCAAGAGAGGCGGGATATGTTGTCGGGGACGATATGCTTAATGCCTACGGTGCCTTGGATGACCAAATTCAATACTTAAATGTTGGAACTACGGCAGCCAAAAATGCACTCGGTACAATATTGCTCCCCATTCTTACTGACCTTGCAACGGATGGTGTTGACCTGCTTGGTGAGTTCACAAACGGAATTCTCAATGCCAACGGTGATATTGGCGCAATGTCCGACGTTATTAGCGATATTTTGCCAAAAGCACTCGATATGGTTATGGGGTATGTGCCAGAGCTGCTTGAAATGATAGGTGCTGTAGTTGGCTCTCTCGGTCAAGCAATAGTGGATAATTTGCCAATTATTGTAGAGTCGGCAACGCAAATTATCTTCTCAATCCTAAACGGACTTATAGCAGGGCTACCGAAAATCGCAGACGGCGCATTGCAGCTTGTCCTAGGACTTGTTGACGGTATTGTGGCGCAGTTGCCGTTGCTCATAAAGGTAGCGGCGGAAGTAATCGTCACGCTTGCAAGCGGCATAGCAAAATCCATACCGAAACTAATACCAACGCTTGTGAAAGTAGTGGTAGAGGTATGCACAACGCTCATCAAGAATTTGCCTATGATTTTGGAGGCGGCTCTTCAACTTATTATGGGTCTTGCTCAAGGTATCCTTGATGCCATTCCCGTTTTGATTGAGGCTCTGCCCGAACTTATCCAAGCAATTCTTGATTTTATCATTGATGCGATACCTCAAATTATAGATGCGGGCATTCAACTTTTGACATCACTTGTGGATGCGTTGCCCGTTATTATTGCGGCTATCGTAGAGGTTATTCCACAAATCATTACAAGCATTATTGACGCGGTTCTTACGGCAATTCCTATGATTGTGGAGGCAGGCATAGAACTTTTAACCTCGCTCATTGATGCGTTGCCAACCATTATTTTGACAATAGTGGAGGCAATTCCTCAAATCATTGAAGGTATTATTACGGCGGTGATTGCTGCTATTCCTCAAATTATAGAGGCTGGCATCACGCTATTGACTTCCATTGTCGCAGCCTTGCCCGATATCATAATCGGCATCGTTGAGGCAATACCCGAAATCATTAATGGAATTATCAACGCATTGCTTGATAACATCGGTCTTTTAATACAAGCGGGTGTTGAGCTGTTTATGGCTCTCATTACAAACCTTCCTACCATCATCATTGAGCTTGTAAAAGCCGTACCTCAAATCATATCGGCACTTATCGAGGCTTTCGGTAAAGGCATCGGTTCGTTTGTCGATATCGGTAAAAACCTTGTAATGGGGTTATGGGAAGGTATACAAAGCCTTGCAACCTGGCTCTGGGATAAGGTTTCCAATTGGGCGGGTGACCTATGGGACGGTATTTGTGATTTCTTCGGTATCCATTCACCGTCACGAAAAATGGCATGGATTGGTGACATGATGATGGAAGGCTTGGCAGGTGGTATTGACGAATCGGCAGGTATGGCTATTAAGTCTGCCACCGATATGACTAAAGACTTGAACTCCGTATTTGGGGACTTGTCGGCAGACCTTTCCACGGCTTTGCCTGAAACCATTGACGTAAACGCAGTAAAATCCACAACGCTTGACGGTTCAAGTGGTGTGGGCGGTAACGGCTTTGTGCTTCAGCTTAGCATTGGCACTTTTAATAACTACACAAACGAGGATATAACCGAACTTACAAACGAAATTATGCAAACGGCAGGAGCGTTTATGAAACGAAAGGAGGTGGTGTTGGGATGAATTATTTTGTTTATAACGGTGTTCGTTCTACCGATATGGGCGTGCGAATTATGTCGAAAAATATATTCTCTGCACCCAAGTATGACTTGACCTTTCAAGCAATACCGGGACGGAACGGTGACCTTATCAACCCAAGTGGTCGCTTTCCTAACGTGACGGTCAGTTATACTTGTTTCCTTCCTGCAAAAAGCATAGGCGAGCTTGCAGAAAAAATAACAAATTTGAAGGCTTGGCTCTATACCGAACCCGATAGATACCACATCTTGACGGATAGCTATGACACAGCCTTTCAACGCAAGGCAGTTTTTAATAATAAACTTGATATTGCTGACGAAATCAATAAAATCGGTACTTTTACCGTTAATTTTTCTTGTCAGCCTTTTAGGTTTTCAATTGCCGGGCAAAAGAAAAGCAGCCACACGGCAACAAGCTTTTCTCTTACAAATCCGTATCCGTTTGCCGCTAAACCTTATATAAAAGTACACGGTAGTGGTAGCGGGAGGCTTATCGTTCAATCGGGTACATATAACGCAATATGGTCATTTTTGGCTATTGACGGGTATGTGGAATGCGACTCTGAAATGATGAACTTTTACAAGGATACGGTGCTTAAAAATGACACGGTTGAGGGGGATGGTTTCCCGCTTTTGCATCAAGGCAAAAACACCATTACCTTTGACGGTGGCATTACAAAAATAGAAATTATACCGAGGTGGGTGTGCGTATGATTCCAATTCTATATAAATCAGATACTACGAACTTTGCCACCTACGGCATCGGTACGCTTACGGATACGATTTCCTGTGAGGTTACCGAGGAGCGTAATGGTGTATACGAATGCGTGCTTAAGTACCCTGTAACGGGTGTACATTTTGGTGAGATTAAGAAGGAACGGCTCATAAAAGCCAAGCCTAATGATACCTCCAAGCCACAAGCCTTCCGTATTTACAGGATAACAACGCCACTCAACGGCATTGTAACAATCTATGCCCAGCACATTTCTTATGACCTTATAGGAATTCCCGTGCCGATGTGTTCCACAGCGCCTATGATGCCACAACTTTTGGCAGATCAGCTATTTGCATCGGCACTTGTACCTCATAATTTTACCTTCAAAACCGAATATACGCTCCCACAAAGGTGTGAAATAGCTAAGCCTAAAAACCTCCGAGCTGTGCTTGGCGGTTCTGGTGGTTCTTTTCTTGATATTTGGGGTGGTGAGTTTGAGTGGGATAACTTTGATATTATCCAACATAAAGAGCGTGGCGCAAATAATGGTGTTGTAATCGAGTACGGCAAGAACCTCACTAAGTTGGAACAGGATAGTGACATTAGTGAGATATACACCGACCTTTTGCCTTTCGCAGTTTCAACGGACGAAGAAGGGGTGGAAACGGTGGTTACTCTTTATGAGCAGACCTTACCGATAACCAAAACAACCCTTATGCAAAAGAAAATACTCATTAAGGATTTTACCGATTCGTTTGAAGAGGGTGAAAACATACATCACAACGAGCTAAGGCTCAAAGCAAAGGACTATATTGCCAATAATCCGCTTGGCATAGAAACCCCGTCGCTCACGATATCCTTTGCTGCGCTTTGGAAACAACCCGAATATCCTGCGATACTTGAGCGTGTTTCACTGTGTGACACAGTAACGGTAAAACACACGGATTATGGCATTTCGGTGCAGCAAAAGGTTATCAAGACGGTGTACGATTCCTTGCTTGAAAAGTACATCTCTATTACGCTCGGTGCTGCGAAGTCCAGTTTTATAAACGAGGTAAGCAATACCAAGGCGGCAATGCAAACCGTAACGCAAACGGTAGACCGAATGCCCACGCTTGTAAATGCTGCAATCAACAACGCAACAAAGCTCATTACAGGTCAAAAGGGCGGCTATGTCATTCTCAATGGCGATAGCGAAACGAGTATGCCTTACGAATTGCTTGTGCTAGACCAACCGAATATTGCCGATGCCGTAAATGTGTGGAGGTGGAACGTTGGTGGTCTTGGCTTTTCCTCTAACGGCTATAACGGTCCCTACGAAACGGCAATCACAGCGGACGGTCAAATTGTAGCCGACTTTGTTACTACAGGCACTCTGTTGGCAGACATTATAAAGGCAGGTATTATTTCCTCCAAGGACGGCTCTTCCTATTGGAATATCGATACGGGCGAGGTGGTCATAAAGGCTTATGCTACAAGTGATGCTCTGAATAAAGCAGTGGGTGACCTTGAAGACGATATTGAAAAGGTAGAAACAACCTTTACACAAACGGCAAATGCTATTTCTGCAAGGGTTACTACCAATGAAAACAATATCTCTGCTTTGACGGTATCCACAGGTCAAATCGAGGCAAGAGTTAGCTCGGCTGAAGGTAATATTTCTTCACTCACCACGGACGTAAACGGTATAAAAACCCGTGTGTCTAATGTGGAAGGTGACGTCTCTGCGATAGAACAGAATGTCACTAGCATTACCACTAGGGTTGCTACTGCCGAGGGGGATATTTCCTCTTTGGAAACAAGCGTGAGTGGTATTTCCATGCGGGTATCCACGGCTGAAGGTAATATTTCAAGCCTTACGCAAACGGTAAACGGCTTTAGCACTAGAATTTCTACGGTTGAAGGTAATGTTTCGACCATTTCGCAAAGTGTATCAAGCCTTACAACCCGTATTGAAACGGCGGAGGGCAATATTTCAACGCTTGAGCAGACCACAACCTCGCTTTCTGCAACGGTAGCCACAAAAGTAGGTAGCGAAGGTGGTAGCACTTCATCTTTTGGTTGGAGCTTGACAAGTAGTGGATTTTACCTTTATTCCAACAGTAGCACGGTTATGTCGGTTACAAGTTCGGGACTTACGGTTAGCGGTTCGGTTACTGCGACGTCGGGTACGATTGGTGGTTTTACCATCGGCTCTACCAAGTTATACAAGACCAAAACGGCTTATAACAATACAACCGCAGGTGTTTATCTCGGTACGGACGGCATTGGACTTGGTGCCGGGACTTTCTATGTTACCTCGGCAGGATACCTTTATGCGACAAGTGGCAAAATCGGTGGTATGAGCTTGACGGCAAGTCAGATGTATTCCAATAACTTTATCTTGGGTACGGTTTATAACGCAGACGATGCAACGCAGTCCTTCACCACGCTTTCATTTGGCACTACGGATGGCTCTACATTCACACCAACTACCATTCTTACGAATAGCGGTTGCTATATGCAGGCTCTTTCCAGTAATGCGATTGCGTGTGGTGTTATCCGTGTTCAATCGATTCGTGCCGACTCAAGTATTAGTACAACTACAGGCTTTTATTTCGGTTATTCAGGTGGTTCGGTTCAGTATTATGCCGAGCTTTCTTGGAGTGGACAAATGCTTTACTTAAAAATCTATAATGAGGATGGTAAGCAGACGGCTCTGACGGAGGCAAAATCATTCACCGTTCACTATGCTTGTATTTGGGGTAAGGATACCACATGGACGGCAACGGTGGCCAAGGGGGCAAGTAGTACTTCTCACGACACAAATGCATTCTGGGGTATCGACTACGCAACCTTTAACTACTCAAGTTCAAACAAGTCGCAGCACACATATTATTTCACGATTTCGGGTACAAGCGCAGAAACAACCATCACAAGTTACGGACATATCGTTCCGTGGTTTGATAACACCTATGATTTAGGCTCGGCGGCATTTAAGTGGCGCAATATTTACGGACAAGCGGGAGTGGTAAATACCTCGGATAGGAATGAGAAATTCGATATCCTTCCCATGGCGGAGGTGTACGGACAAATCTTTGATAGCCTTATTCCCGTTACCTTCAAGTACGTGCATAATTCCAACGAAAGAACGCACCTAGGACTTGTTGCCCAGGATGTAAAGGATGCCATTTTGGCGGCGGGACTTACCACGAAGGAGTTTGCCGGGTACTGCGAATGGAAGAACGAAGACGATTCCATTGGCTGTGGTCTTAGGTATAGCGAATTTGTGGCTATAAACATTTACGAAATTCAAAAATTAAAAGCTCGGGTGAAGGAGCTTGAAGAAAAATTAAAAATTACGGAGGAAACGAACAATGAAAATTAAGGACATTTTGATAGCAAACGAACCTCTCAAGCGTTTATGCGACAGAAGGCTTGCAAGCTATAAGAAAATGCGAGAGCTTGCCAAGCTGCGTAAAGCAGTAGAGCAAGAGGTGGAGTTCTATACGGTGGAGGAAACAAAGGCGGTTGGTATTTACGCAGAAGTGGATAAAAACGGCGCGCCTGTTTTCCTTGAGGACGGTAGACTCCGTTTGAAGGATATGGAGTCCAAGATTGCTTTTGAAAAGGAAATCGAAAAACTCCGTGATACCGAGGTGGACGGCATCGAGCCTATTACTCTTTGCGAG